TGAAACTGTTCCTTATGATAGTGCTGAGCCATTTGAAGAGCCAGAATTGCTCTACGATCCAGCCACAGGTGAAGAAGGCTGGGTTATCACATTCGCAGACAAGCGAGCAAAGATGGCCCAAGGATGGGTCTGTAAGGAAGACTAATATGCCAATACACAAGGCAAAAGGCCCAAGAGGCGGAAAGGGATGGCAGTATGGCACACACGGAAAAGTTTACCCAACTCGTGAGGCGGCTGTCAGACAAGCACAGGCAATTAAAGCCAGTCAAGCCGCCGCAAAAGCAAAAAACAAACGATAATCAACCTAAAAACTAATCTATATTAGTTGTTTGATTAAATAACAACACGAGCAGCAATGCTTAAACAATTTACTCTTTGAAAGGGAGGTATGGCAACTATGGTCAACCAAAACATAGGCGAAGATGGAGTGACTGACACTTCTGAAACTAATAATCAGGCAGCAACTAAGACTTATACGCAAGAAGAATTTGATAGCCACATGGCGCGAATGAAATCTAGTATTACTAAAAAATACGAAAAGACTTTCGCAGAACTAGGTGACATTGAAGAACTCAGAGCACTTAAACAAGACGCCGAACGCAAGCAACTGGAAGACCAGAAGAAGCGTGGCGAGTTTGATAAGATTATACAGGACTTGGCGGCTAAGAAAGACGCAGAAATTGCGAAGCGTGATCAACTTATAAAAGAATACACCGTGGATTTGCCATTGGTTCAGACTGCCGCTCAACTACGTGCTGTTAACGCAGAACAAGTTAAGGCATTGTTAAAACCTAACGTAAGGCTTAGTCAGGAAGGTGCTGTAGAGATTGTGGACCGCGAAGGTAAGATTAGATATACTGACGCTGGAACCCCTTTCAAAGTAGAAGATTTAGTGTCTGAGTTTTTACAGACCAATCCTCACTTTGTTCAACCTACACCGGCGACTACACAGGGTAAGTCTAATATAGGGCAATCACAAAAACCCGTAGACCTTAGCAATCTAGATATGAAAAATCCTGAGCATAGAAAGATGTATCAGGAAGCCAGATTTGCTAAGAACAAATAATTAAAGGAAATTTAAAATGACTTATCCATCAAATAACAACACAAGCCAAAACAGCGAATTGTTTGCTAATTTCGTAGCAGATGCTGAATACGCTATGTATGAGCAATCAGTTGCTCGCCAACTAGTTAAAACCTTCGCTGTGCCAAGCAACGCAGGTAAAGTAGTTCAAGTTCCAGTATGGGCTGCTATCACTGCTGACATCATCACTGATGAAGCGGCTGCTACTGCCAAAGAAACTGGCACAACTAGCCCAACAATCACATTGGCTGAACACGTGGTTTACAACCAAATCACTGACGCTCTACGTAACTCTGCTTACGGTGACGTTATGACTGACTTGGCTGTTCAATCTGGTCAAGCAATTGGTGAAAGCCTAGACAAGTTAGTGTTCGGTGAGTTCGAAAACTTAGCCACTGACATTGGTTCTACAACTACAGAGTTGACAACAGAATTGATCTTGAAAGGTGCTGCTACCCTACGTGCTAGCAAGGTTCAAGGTCCATACTTCGCAGTTGTTCACCCTAACCAAGCATTCTACATGAAGAAGACTTTGACTCAAGTTCTTCCATACAGTGGTGCTACTGGCCTAGGCGCTCCAAGTGCTGTTGGTAACCAAGTTATGGTTTCTGGTGTTATCGGTAGTATCGGTGGCGTTACAGTTATCGAGAGCCCATTGGTTGAGGCTGTTACAACAGGTGGTGCTACTGCTTACCGCGCTGCCGTATTTGCCGCTAGTGCTTTAGGTCTTGCTGAGCGTGGTGGTTTAGATATGAATACATTGTATCTACCTGCTGCTCGTGCTACTGACTTGGTCCTACGTCAATTCGCTGGTGCCGCAGTTCTTCGCGCAAGTCACGGTGTTGCTATCACTGCTGAAGGCACACTTTAATCTAGGGGAATAACATGGCATTCATTAGTTCAGGTGGTAACGTTATAAGTTTTGCGGAATATGAAGATGTTCTAGCAACCGATCAGCGCCTATTTGAGGCTAATGAAGGCTTGTCCGAAGTAATAGTAGAGGATGCGTTGACAAGGGCAACCACTCGCATCCTTACTAAAATTCAATCTACAGACTGGTGGAAAGCATATTACATCAGAATGACAGGTGCGAGTGTTGATACCAGCATTTACACCAGTGGACTAATTTCAGTCCCTGCTCCAAGCGCCAATAAGATCAAAGCACGTCAAGCAGATTTCACAGACTTGTGTGTCTACTTTGGACTTAGCGAGATCTTGCTACCAAAAGTAGCGGACTTTGGCAATGTGGATACAGCAGAAAGACAAAAGATTGGTTTCTACGATGAGAAGTTTAGAGCACTGTTTAAAGAGTTGATTGAAGCAGGCGATTGGTATGACTTTGGTGGACAGGGAACTGTTACATCTACAGAGAAAATGCCAAATCGTCAGAACTTAGTGAGAATTAGATGAGATCAGAGTTACTGTCTTATCTAGTCACAGCAACTAGTTCTACTGTTATTAAGACAGTGAGCGAATTGCCGTGGAACACAGCGGGCGAACCGCTTTACTTGAAGAACATGAAGAAGTTCTATCTGGATGAAGATCAAGTTGAAGAAACTGTTCTAATTCCTGTCTTAAATGGCAATGATGTGATGAGTCGTGTTAACACAGTAAAAGGCTACTTCGCAGTGGACGCTAAGAATCAACCCGCAGGATTGAGCACAGCCATTACCACTATATTAGGTGCTAAAGCACAAACTGGTCTAGTCAACAACGGAAGCGAAAGTGACTATACCACAGAGATACAAGACGATGTAATTGTTTACACCGTTGAGTTCAGATTAAACACCACATCTTAAGGAGAACATACCGTGGCATATATTAACGTATCAGGTTCAGGTGATTTCGCAACGCTACACATTAGCACAGCGACAATCTCAGGCACCACAGCAAGCACAGCCACTGGAATTCTAAACGTATCCGGTCTACAAAACATTACTCTTAATAACGGTAATGGCGTATTCCGTTGGAAGCAATTAGATTCAACCAGTGAGAAGGCAGTTGCTATCGCGGCAACTAATCAAATCAGTTTAAACGTAGTCATCGACCCAGATGCTTACTTTGGAGCGACTTCCGCAGATGCATCAAGTGCTACTGCTAAAGGTCTATTCAACCTAAGCAACGACAAGGCGTTGGTCTACTTTAGACTATACTATCAAGGCACTGGCACAGGTGACAAGTATGTTAGTGGCTCCGGCTATCTAACAGGCCTAAGCCCAACAGTTAGCCCAGATAGTCCAGTTTGGGTATCACCATTGACAATTGATGTTGCTGGTGACTTCACAAGCAGTTCAGTCTAAGTAAATTGACTAAAAAAGGCTCTTATAATAGGAGCCTTTTCTTTTGGCCTTAAATAGTAGCACAGGAGAGATTTATGGATTTCAATACCCTAAACAAGGGACAGTTGTTAGACAGCCTTATCGCTGAAACAGCCAAAGCCCTAAATGAAGTGCGTCACGCACAAGACGATTTAGAAAAAGCAGACAGTAGATTACGCTTTATTTTAGCAGTAATACACAATTTAAAAATTAGAGACCTACAGGAATAAGACATATGGATATCAGCAAAGTAGCAAAGAAACCCCAACTAGTAGAAGTAACGATTGACGATGAGGATATCGTTAATAACTACGGCGAAACTATCTCCTTCTGGATGATGGACTTCGTAGACATCAACACCTACTTCGACTTCTTTAAGAGTCAAAACGATAAGAATGGTGAACACCTAAATCGGTTACTCAAACAGATCATATTGAAGGCAGACGGAACCCCAGCATTGACTGAGGATGAAGGATTGCCAATTGACATTAGCATTGCGGCATTGACTAAGATCAATGAAACATTGGGAAAGTCAAAGACCAAGTCGTCGACCCAAAGCAGTGGGACTCAGCCAGAATGATCACCATAGGGCACTTGGCTAAAACTTACGGCATATTGCCTAGTGAAGTTGCCGCCCGTGCCACTACGTTTGATCTAATGGTTACCGATGTGTTTACAACTTGGGAAAATCATCAACGCAACCCTAATGGAATTGAAAATTACAGTCAAGAACAGTTATTAGAAGTTCTTAAAAAGGGTAAGGAGCAATAATATGGCAGGCGAAATCAGTAAGCGTATACAAAAGTTGACCAATGACTTAGAGTCCAAGAAGTTGGCAGCAGAAGCATTCAGTTACTTCAAAGGTATCACACCTATTAAGAGTGGCAATGCCCGTGTTAATACTGATTTGCGTGGTGACACAATTGAAGCCAACTACCCTTATGCTGGTGTTCTAGACAAAGGACGCCATATGACATCAAGTGGTATGCGTGGTTCAACACAAGCACCAAACGGAATGAGCAATCCAACTGAACAATACATTCAGAAATGGATCCGTAAGCACAGCAAAGGATAAGAGCGATGGCAACAGTAGAAAATTTTATATTACGATTTAAGACAGAAGGTGCTGGCGGCATTAAAAACCTAGCCACTGACCTACAGTCTCTAGGGGATCAAATGAATCCTTTAGCCAACAGCACAGGAGCACTAACTGGTAGACTAGGTCTGTTAGGCAATGCCGCATTTGCTGGTGCTGCCGCATTTACTGCTCTAGGACTTAAGGCTATCAACCTTGCTGATGAGTTAGGCGACCTAAGTGACGCCACAGGTATTAGCGCCAGTGCTTTACTAAGTCTCAAGCAGAGTATGATTGAAGCGGGAGGTAACAGTGAAAGTTATTCTAAAGCAGTTACCAAACTAAGTGTTGCTGTTGGTGAAGCCGCTGATGGCAATGAGAAATATCAAAAGGCATTTCAAAAGTTAGGTGTCTATGTAACTGATGCTTCGGGCAAGGTGCGCGATGGTGGTGACATTATGGATGATGTCATCAAGCAACTTGCTGGCATTGAAGACCCTGCTTTAAGAGCCAGCCGTGCTGTTGAATTGTTAGGTAAGGAAGCCAGCAAGATTGACTGGAGCAAGGTGTCCGCAGGCCGTGATGCTATCACTGATGAGCAGGTTAAGCAGTTGGCCAAGTATCGTGAAGAGATGGACAAGGTTGTAGCACAGTTTGAAAAGGGTCTAATCAAATACTTTGGTGACCTTGCTATTACTATCAACTCAGGTGGTATTGAATCGGGCTTGGCTAAGATTACAGAACAGGTTGGCACACTAGTTGGCAAGTTATTAAACCTACCAACAGATGGTATTGCTGCCGCTTGGAACGCACTACTACCAGACTGGATGCGTATTGATAAGGCTGCTGGACTAGGTGATCCATTGATTGCTCTAGCAAAGAAAGCCGAAGCAGATCGTTTAGCCGCAGGAGTAGGTGGTGGGCGAGGTGGACGAGGTGGCCCTACTGCTGAAGAATTGGCCGCATATGGTGCTAGCAAGACTCCTGCTAAAAAAGGCGGATTTGGTGCGACACCAGAAGCAACCTTAAAGGCTATTGCTGACAGCAAGTCTCGAATTGAGCAAAGTCAACTTGAAGCCAAGAAATTATCAGAAATGATGATTGCTGATGACATTGCTAAGATTGAAATTGCCGCCAAGTATGATGCTGAGAAAGCCAAAGCAGAAATACAAAATAAAGAACGTTTAAATCAAACTCAGAAAGATGCTGAGTATGCTGCCAAGAAAACTGAGATTGAAGCCAAGGCTGCGGCTGACATTGCCAAGTTAAGAC